GCTTATAGATATATATGCAATCGATCTTTCACAGAAGTTCTGTTGAAGGATTTTGCCATTAATCTTATAGCCGGAGTATCACCCATGCTTGCTACACTTTTGAAGGTTGCCAACATGGCTTACATGTTTTATCAAATGGTTAAGACCTTGTTCCCTAAAAAGGAAGAAGTTGTTCATGAAGCTGAAGGTAAGACGTATGACGAAAAGCGAAAAGCTCGAAGAGCGAAGAAAGTTGATTCTAAGCGACCAATTCAATTTCAAGCTCAATCGCTTGATAAGAACGCCGATGAACTAGCGTTCGCCGTTGCTCGTAAGAGTATTGTCACTGTTGAGTATCAAACGCCAGGTGGAAACACTTGCAGAACTCTGGGTTTAGGCCTGGATGGGACGTATCTGTTAATGCCAAAACACGCGCTTGAGAACGAAACTGGGTATATCCGAGATGGAGAGCAGTTTGATGTCATCATGGGTAATGGTGCGAGAAATCGTATCGTTTTCAATGAAGAACAATATGCTTCCGTTGAAGATGGCGACGTTGCTATGTACGACATGAAATTGCAAGGAATGTTCTTTCCGAAGATGACTTCCTTGTTTATTACTGATGAAGATCTGTGTAATAATAGCAAGTTCAAGGGAGCGATAATAGTTCCAAGTGACCCTACCAACTCACTAGTTGGTTTCAAAATGAGGTGCGGAAATGTTGAACAACAAACCCGTGCCGTTAGATATAAAGGGGGTGGAGATATGAGCTATAACCTCTGTGATGGATGGAAGTACGATATTGACACATACCGAGGAGATTGTGGAGCTCCATTGATTGCAATGGATCCGCGCATGACTCGCAAGTTTTGTGGAATTCATGTCACTGGAGTAAAGGATAAAAACTATGGTGCCAGTGAATGTGTGACTCAAGAACTTATTGAGAGTTTGAAAGACGCAATCGTGAAATCGTGCGGTATACCTATAACAGGTGAATCGCAGTTTGATACAGGAACCGTTGAATACAGCGCGAAAGTATGTTTTCCCGTTGGGAATTTCTGCAACCAGAAAGTTGTTCAGGATGTTGTCCGCAGTAGTGCCAAGACGAGGGTTTTACCATCTGTTTTGCATGGCGCTTTGCGTGATCCAGTCACTGCTCCGGCAGTGTTGACTGATAAAGATCCAAGAATAACATCAGATATTGCTGGAGTTATCCCTAAAGGAGTTGAGAAATATGGCGAAGTTACATCAACATGGAACAAGAAGTTCCTTGATGAGATTCGTCACGATATGCTCATGCAGCAAATGGTTTTGAGCGCGCAGGAAACTCGCGTGCTTACTGATCAGGAAGCTGTAGGAGGCATTCGTGGCGTTGAATATTTCGACGCTATTAATGCTCATTCCTCTGCTGGATACCCGTGGAAGAAAATGATGCCACCTGGTTTGAAAGGAAAGGAATTCTTCCTCAGAAGATCTGAAGTTGATAACCGTGTTGAAGATGTTGTGGATCGTCGTTTGATAGATGCCATTGCATGGAGAGAAATCTGTGCCATGCATGGTCATCGTGTTGATTCGATCTGGAACCCAAACCCGAAGGATGAACGACGCAGCCTTGACAAGATAGGTGATGCTAACACTCGTTTGTTCACTATCGGTCCGCTCGACTACACAATCCTTGGACGAAAATACTTTTTGGCCCACAATGCATTTATGTATCGTAATAGGCTGAAGTTTGAATCCGCTATTGGAATCGATACATGGGGACCCGAATGGGACGTTATGACTCGATTGTTAACTGTGCACCCGAATGTTTTTGCTTGTGACTATCATAAGTGGGATGGAAGGTATCCAACACAAATCATGGAACAACAAACCATTTTAATTAGTGATTGGTATGCGTGGAATGAATTTCCCGGTGTTTTTACATCAAGTGATTTTCTGCCCACATATAATCGACCATGGCTGAATGATGAGTCTGAAACAATGCGCCGCTTGAAAGAGAATGGCACTGTTCGTTTTGTGCTGATGCACGAGGATTCGTTTTGCCAACATCAATTCAGCAATATTCGTTACTACACAATGGTTGGGAATTCATCTGGATTGTTTTCGACGGTGAATGTTAATACCTTAGGGAATAGTTTCTTTGTCAAGCATGCTTGGATGGAACTTACTGGGACTGATCTCGCTACAATGGCTAACAATGTGGTGTTTTTCGTCTATGGTGACGACTTCATCGCAAGC